GAATGGTAATATGATTAACCAATCTTCTGCTGCCAAAGATTATCAGAAGTATCTTGAGCAAAACATTCTAAAGCTTAATCATAAATCATTCCATCAGATTGTGGTACTAGGTTCATCCTCGTTTATTCCTTTTATGCAACTACCCACTGGCCAAAGACGAGATGTAATTGAGGATCTACTTGATATTGGTATCTTCTCAAAGATGAATCAAGTACTTAAAGAGAAATCAGCTAAACTTAAGGAACAAATTGGTGATGTAACATATCAGATTGATATTATAAAGGAGAAGATTGGTCTTCAGCGTAAGTATATTAATGATATTACAGCACTCAATGCCGAGCAAGTGAACCAAAAGAATGAAAAGATTCTTTCACTCCAGGCAGAAGCTTCTGATCTTAATAAAGCTAATTCCAAATTAAGTCTTTACATTGAAGAGCACCAGGATAGTCTTACTCAGGACCTTCGTATTACTCAACGTAAATACAATAAGATGTCAGAATATAATGGTCAATTCAAACAGAAGATGCGTACGATTGCCGAAGAAGCTAAATTCTTTGAGGATAATGACCATTGCCCTACATGTCATCAAGAGCTCACCGAGGAACTTAAAACTGAACGAACAGAGGTTTCTAAAGATAAAGCAAAAGAATTATCTGAAATTATGGATAAGGCCCGTCTTGAACTTAATCAGATTAATGAACGATTGGTTAAACTAGAAAAGTATAATGAAGAACTTCGTGCTTCTCAAAATGAAATGAATACCAACAACCGAGAGATTGATCGTATCCAAAAAGAGATTGCTTCACTTGAAACCGAAATATCTAAACTTAGTGATACTACAGGTGATGCTAAGAAAGCTTCAGATGATCTCTCAGCGATGATAGAAGACCGTGATGGTCTAACCGAAAAGAAACTATCTCTACTAGAAGACCGAGCTTATAATGATGCTGCCTCGGAAATGCTTAAGGACACTGGTATCAAGACCAAGATCATTAAAGAATATTTGCCTATTATGAATAAGCTTATTAACCAATATCTCCAGGTTATGGACTTCTTTGTGGCATTTAATCTTGATGAAAACTTTAATGAGACAATTAAATCACGTCACCGTGATGCATTTAATTATGCTTCGTTCTCAGAAGGTGAAAAGCAACGTATTGATTTGAGTCTCTTGTTTGCATGGCGACAGATTGCTCGTATGAAGAATTCAACCAATACAAATCTTTTGATTCTTGATGAGACATTCGACTCCAGTCTTGACCATGATGGTGTTGATAATCTACTCAAGATTCTTGGTACTTTCGGTGAGGATACTAATGTATTTGTTATTAGCCATAAGGGTGATGTTCTGGACGGCAAATTCCGTTCTAAAATCGAATTCAAGAAAGAGCATAACTTCAGCATCATGGCTGCGTGATATATCTAAAAGTTATATCGTTATAACAAATTAGTTTAAAAAAGATTCAGAAATCGGTTTACATGGACCAAGTTGCGTTATATAATTGTTTCATCAAATGGAGGAATTCTTATGTCACGTACCTCGGTCCTAGCTAAACTACTTGCAACAGAGAATATTGATGTTGTATACAAAGGTACCCGTACCGCTGCATTCGATGTAGTTAACCGTGTTCTTTACATGCCTATCTGGAAAGAAATCAGCAAGGATCTTGAAGATCTATTGACTGGTCACGAAGTAGGCCATGCCCTATTCACACCATCTGAAGGATGGCATGAATCAGATAAGTCTTTTGACTTCCCTCGTGCTTACATTAATGTCATTGAAGACATCCGTATTGAACGTCTCATTCAGGCAAAATACCCAGGCCTCAAAGGTTCTTTCAAGCGTGGATACATGGAGTTAATTGAGCGTAACTTTTTCGGTACTGCCGATGTTGAACTTGAAACACTGGGTTTTATGGATCGTCTTAACATTAAAGCTAAAGCACGGAATCTGATGGATGTCCCATTTAATGAAGATGAAATTCCATACGTCAAACTGGCCATGGGTGTAGAATCATTTGATGATGTTCTAGATGCATGTCAGGTAATTTACGATTGGCTTAAGGAGCAAAGAGATAATGAATCAGCTGCAGAACAACCTCAGGAAATGCCTCAGGAAAACTTTGACGAAGATGAGTATTCTGAACCTACGCCTCCAGGTCCTGAAGCTGACTCTTCTTCTGAAGATGAGAAGCAAAATGAAGGTGAGCCTACTTCTGCTAACAGTGGTGAGAAATCCAAATCTACTTCAGAAGATAAAACTGAAAGCCCTAAGGACGATGCTGAATCTGATAAATCGGAAGAACCAGCAGAGTCAAAACCAGTAAAATCTGCTGGTTCTAATGGTAACATTGATGATATTTCTACCGATGATACATTTCGTGAAAATGAAAATCAGCTGTTAGAAACCAATAAGCGAGGTGACCTACCAAAGGCATCAACTGGTATCTCTAAGGAAACTATTAAACAGGTTGTGGTACCATATAAAGATGCAATCAATATTCGCAATGAGTTTATTGAGCCATTGAAAGATGCAGAATACTATGTTGACTACTATTCAGATGCAATAAAACAGTTTAATGAGTTTATGGATGAATCCAAGAAAACTGTTAACACTATGGCAAAAGAGTTTGAAATGCGTAAAGCAGCATTCCAACACGCTCGTGCAACCACTGCCAAATCTGGTGCCTTGGATGTAACAAAACTACATTCTTACAAATTCAATGATGATTTGTTCCTACGCACAACAACCCTGGCTGATGCTAAAAATCACGGTCTGGTTGCTTTGATTGACTTCAGTGGTTCAATGCAAGATGTTCTGCGTAACGTGGTTGACCAGGCTATTGTATTGGGTATGTTCTGTCGCTCTGTTGGTATCCCATTTGAGATCTACTCATTTACTACAACTGGTTATACTACATTCAGAGAGCGTGTTACACAGAAAAATGGTGAGATCGAATGTGATGCACTCCACATTGTACAACAGCTATCATCAACTATGTCAAAAGCAGAATTCTTTGCAGCAGCCGAGAGTCTCTACATTGCATATACTCGCGACCGTTGGTCAATGCCATTTTTGTCACCAATTGATGGACTAGGTGGTACACCACTTAATGAAACTTTAATCATAATGAATGAAATCATTAAGGAATTCAAACGTAAAAATGCTATTCAGAAAGTAAATCTGGTTACCATTACTGATGGAGATGGTGGTTGGGTGAATGTTGTTGGTAGTAACTCCTGGGGTTACAATGATGTTTATGTTCGTATGAATAATAAAAATGTAAAGATTCCATCAGCAAGCCGTGATGCTGGAACTACCGAAATTCTAAAATCAATCAGTGATTCCGGTGTCAATATCGTGGGTTACTTTATTATTTCAAACCTTCGTGAGGTTCGTAATAAGTTCTGGCACATAGAAAAGTATGATAACATGCGAAAAGAACTTCGTGAAAACAAAGTTGCTCAGGTTTCCAAAAATGGTTATGATTCTTACTTTATTCTTGATGGACGTCAGGATGCTGTGAACGACGAGTTCGAAGTTAAGGACAATGCAAGCAAGGGTGACATTGTACGTGCATTCAAAAAGTTCTCTAAGTCCAAAAAGGCCAACCGTGCCCTTGCTGTTGGATTTGCCAAGGCTGTAGCGTAATAAAAAGTTATATGTGTATAACAAATCAATATAAAAATAATAAAGATATTTGTTTACACCTACTCGAATGCGTTATATAATGGTTACATCAAATGACAAATTGAGGATTACATTATGACAAACTTTGACCGTATCTCTGCTGAACTGGCCAACCGTTTCGAAGGTCAGACAGAGTTCAAACCTCGCCAGGTCTTTGATATTTGTAAGGACCTGGGCCTCAAAAAGATTGATGGCGATAAATACCTCAAGCAATTTAACGCTGTTCGTTGGGGTGTTTACGATATGACTGCCGCGGTTGTTCCATTCCGTGGTGAGGAAAAAGTTATGGAGGAGAAGAAACCATTGGCTTCTGCAGTACAATCAATTGTGAACGAAGATGTTTTCGTTCCCTCCAAGGACTCATGCTATGTTGCATGGGGTAACTCTAAAGATGTTGAAATGATCGTAGGATCAAAACAATTTTATCCGACTTACATCTCAGGGTTGAGCGGTAACGGTAAAACCACGATGGTAGAACAGGCATGTGCCAAGCTGAATCGTGAATACGTTCGAGTTCAAATTACCCCTGAAACTGATGAGGACGACCTGTTGGGTGGCTTCCGTCTCATTAATGGTGAGACTGTATTTGCCAAAGGTCCTGTTGTGAAAGCAATGGAAGCTGGTGCTCTGCTTCTAATTGATGAGATCGACCGTGGTTCCAACAAGATCATGGCCCTACAGGGCGTCCTCGAAGGTAAGCCGGTAATGATTAAGAAAACAGGTGAGGTCATTGTACCTGCCCCTGGTTTCAACGTGGTCGCTACTGCGAACACAAAAGGTCGTGGCTCTGAAGACGGCAAGTTTATTGCTGCAACCATCATCGATGAGGCATTTCTGGAACGATTCACTATTACCATGGAACAGCCTTATCCAACTCTTGCAACTGAACGTAAGATTATCAATAAACACCTTGAAAAGTTTGGTGTGGATGATAACGAATTTGCTGAGTTGTTGTCCGTTTGGTCCGAAACCATTCGTAAGACTTATGATGATGGTGGTGTGGATGAAGTTGTTTCCACACGCCGTCTATGCCACATTGCACAGACATTCAGTATCTTTGGTGATCGTAAGAAAGCCATTCAGCTCTGTGTAAATCGTTTTGATGAAGATACTAAGGAAGCATTCCTTGACCTATATGAAAAGGTTGATGGTTCACTCGGGTCTTCCACTGATGAAACTGTAAATCGTGAGGCAGCAATTGATGACGCTCTTGCTGATGTGTTTAACTAATGGAGTACTGCATGAACCCAAACGATCAATTTAAGAAAGAGTTAACTTCGGTTCTCATTGAAATTGAAGAGCTACTAATAGCTAAAAATAAAGCGTACGGTGATTCTGCATTGGATCCTGTACGCATCTTCTCCAAGTCGGACATTATTGAGCAACTTAATGTCCGTATTGATGATAAACTTAGTCGCTTAAAAAGAGGTAGTGACGCTGGTGAGGATGTTATACTGGATCTGTTAGGTTATTTGCTTATATATAGAATCCAACAAAAACGAAATAAACCGTATGATTTGTAAAATAGTTGTTTACATTGACAACAACATTTGATATAATAGACAGGTAGATTAAACAAAGGTGAATTACATTATGAAACTATCAACCGACACGCTCAATGTTCTTAAGAACTTCTCAACAATTAACTCCAACATTGTCATCAATGAAGGCAGTGTGGTCAAGACTATGGCAGAGGCCAAAAATGTCATGGCCAGTGCCGATATTGCTGAGTCGTTCGAAGGTTCATTTGGCATCTATGACCTCGGTGAATTTCTATCAGTACATGGCATGTTCGATGATCCTGAACTCGAATTTGCTGACGATATGAATAGTCTTACAATCAAAGAAGGTCGTTCGTCAGTTAAATATTTCTTCTCGGATCCGTCTATCTTGACTACTCCGTCTAAGGATATTAAAATGCCATCAACCGATGTTTGTTTTTCACTATCAGCAGAAGAACTCGCGTCTATTCGTAGAGCGGCTACTGCACTGGGTTGCTCTGAATTTGTCGTAACAGAGAATGATGGGGAACTCATTGGTTCGGTTACAGATACTAAGAATTCTACTTCTAACACATTTACAATTGAGCTATCAAAAGATGGTGATTTGGGTGTTGAAGGGTTTTCATATGTATTCAGTATTCCAAACCTAAAACTAATCGGCGGTGATTATACCGTTGAAATTTCAAATAAGCTTATTTCACAATTTCGTAATGAGTCAGGCGTAAAATACTTCGTCGCTCTAGAGAAGTCATCCAAAGTAGGAGAATAATATGACTGAACAAACTACTGCTGCAGCAACTGAAACTGAAACTTCACCTGTTCAACTTAACCTAAATGATCTTGGCGCTGCCATTCAGGTTATTGATATTTGTTCTAAACGTGGGGCATTTGAGGGTGCTGAATTGGCTGATGTTGGTGCTCTTCGGAATCGTCTTGTACAATTTGTGCAGGCAAATGCAAAACCTGAAGACATACAGGAAACAGCCGAAGCAACTGAAGAAGGTACAGGGGCTGAATAAGCCCCTCTTTAAACTTAGGATCATATAATGAATTTTGACGCTTTAAAAGACCAAGCACGTAAATCCAAAACTAATCTTGAAATTGGAGTTATCCTAGAAATGTTGACTAATCCTAAAGATAAAGAAAAACTAACTAACGCCATTAAAGAAATGTCAAACTCAATGACTCGTATTGATGCCGAAAAGGATCTGCAAAAGGACATCATTGAAAAGGCAGCTGATGATACTGGTGTTGATAAGAAATACATTAAGAAACTATCCGCAATCTAACATAAGCAGACATTTACCCAGGTTCAGACTGAACGTGAGGAACTTGAAGAT